ACGTCAGGTTTCACAAGCCTCTTCAGGTTCCGAAGGCACTCAAGTACGGTCGTGGATTGACGGAACCATTTGAGGTCTGGCTCATTACTCAGCCCTAGCCCCCACAATAGAATTCTATGCCGGTTATCAGCACCGGCTTCATTAAGTCTGACGTCGCGAGGAAGTCTGTGGCGCTAGGGATCAGAATGGTCACCCCAAAAACCACACGCTTCTTGAGGCCCGTCATCGTCTCTCGTGCTACCATACATGCCTCTGCCCGCATCGGTTCGACGTGGTCCTCATTCCACGTTCTTGGCTTGATTACAATATCCCCCGGGATGGTGGTATAGATCATGCGGATATTATCGGGGACCCTCGTCTCTATTTCTGAACAGATAACAAAGAGGTTACCCATACGATCACCATAACTATCACGTTCCTTTTCTGGCAATTCCATCATAAAATCTAGTGCCTTCTTAAAAGTTTCATTACAGGTCAAGGTTTGACTCAGTGCAGGGGTGGAAAGACTCACCAATCCCAACACGAACATTACAAGCAATTTTTTCTGCATGACAGTCCTCCATGGTTTGAAGACAATCTAGCACGGGTCGATTCCCACTGCAATATCTCTCTCGTTCTATTGGAACGCCGCTTGGTCCTGCCCCTGATGCTTCCTACATACGCAACATGGTCGCACCGGTTACACATGTTCAGGAAGCGCAAAAGCTTACGGCCGATGCGCTGGTCGATCTCTATGAAATCCAGCTCAAGATCGAGCCTGTTGTCTACCGGTTTACGAACGGTGCTTCCATCACCTGGCAGGGAAACCTGTATGAGGCCCGTGCCTGCCGCCTGACCGGTGACAAGAGGACAGCCGAAACCGAGGAATCACGGCCGGCGCTGCAGATCTTCACGCCCGACAGTGTTTTTAACCTGCCGGCGCAGGACGGATGGCTCAACTTCGCCACCGTCATCCGTAAGCGCGTTCTGCGGACTCACCTGGAGGCGGACACGAACATCAAGCAGCAGCGGATGTACTATGTGAGTCGGATCCGCGAGATCATCAAGGGGCAGTACATCTCACTCGAACTGCGGAACATGTCGGAAGGTCCGAATGTCATAATCCCCGCGCGGAGCTATAACCCGCCGGAATTCCCCTATGTACATCTATGATCCTCAAGTATGACCACCTCATAGGCCGTGACTATGTCGACGGGAGCGTTGACTGCTACCGCCTTGTCATGGATTTCTACAAGGACAACTTCGGGATCGAGCTTCCGGATTACGCCCGTCCCGCCCGGTTTTGGGAGCAGGGGTTGAACCTGTACATGAACAATTATCATGCCAACGGGTTCCGGGTGTTGGATGTTCATCCATCCGAATGGGTGCCGGGGGATGTGGTCCTCATGGCAATCCAGAGTTCGATCGGTAACCATGCCGGTATACTGATTGAACGTGGCCAGTTCATACACCATTTCTACAAGAGAAAGTCGATTGTAGAAAAATACCGCGGTATGTGGCAGCATTCCACAATCGCGGTCTTCCGTCATATCGACGTCCATTACGAGCCGGAGATCGTAACCTATGAGCTTACTCGAGAATCTTACCAGGCTCTACGCCGGGGAAGTTGAACGGGTCGGGTTCGTGCTGCCGGGCGACGAGATTGTCGAGGTCGAGAACGTTTGCCCGGATCCCAAGAACGGCTTTGACATCGCCGGGGCGGACCTCATCCGGTACGGAACGGCAGCCATTGCCACCTGGCATACCCACCCCGAAAGCGGAGCCAACCTTTCGGTCGGTGACCACGAGAGTTTTCTCAACTACCCGGACCTTGCTCACTACATCATCGGAAACGATGGCATCCGCCGTTATACCGTCGCAGACGGGAGGGTGATGAATGCTTAGGCAGGTCCATCTCCATGGCTACTTCACAGCCTTTCATGACGGCCCGATTGCCGTGGTCGCCGAGACCGTGTCCGATGCCGTCGAAGCCGTCACGCGCCAGTTGAAGGGCTTCCAGCCGACCGTACGCGGGCGTCATCGGGTCAAGGTCGTTGGCCACGAGACGACCGAGGCCCTGTACCAGCCCCTGGGAGAGACGGTCGACATTCACCTTGTGCCCCAGTTCGCGGGTGGCAAGTCAGGGGGCTTCATCCAGATCATCATCGGTGCCGTGCTCGTGGCCGGATCGTTCCTGCTTCCGGGCCCGTGGGCACCGTACCTCATGGCGACGGGTGCCATGTTGATGCTTGGCGGGCTCGTTCAGTTGCTGTCCCCGGCGCCCGGGGAGGAGAAGAAGTCCAGATACCTGGGAACACCGAAGAATACCGTCGAGATCGGGACGCGCATCCCGATCCTGTACGGTGAGGACAAGGTGTATGGCCATTACCTGTCGTTCGACGTCGACGCTCTCAAAGGAATCCAATAATGCGACCAACGCCTGATCAGATCAAAGAAGCGGTTCGACTCTACGGGGGAAAGCGACAGGCTGCTCGCTGGCTCCAGGGCCAGGGGTTCATGACGTCCGAGGCCGCCATTCGACGGCACCTCGACAAGAACCCAATATTCCCCTTCGAGGTTGAAATCGAGTCGGACCTTCTCGATGAGGTCGATATCGACGGGCTGATCGAGCGACGTATCTCATCCTATGAACGCAAGGTACGGGTGGAGAATGCCCACCGGGTTGTCCCGGTCCGGGTCTGCATCGACGGGCCGATCGGGATCGGGTTCATGGGGGATACCCATATCGATGACGACGGCTGCGATCTCAAGACCCTGTTCCAGCATGTCGATCTGTTCGATGGCCGCAATGAGGGGCTGTATGTTGGCCTGCTCGGAGACATGTGGAACAACTGGCATGGCCGCCTGTCCCACCTGTGGAAGGAGCAGTCTACCAATGCGGCCGAGAGCCGGGCCCTGGTCCGGGAACTTCTGACCAGGATCCAGTACCTGTTTGCAATTTTCGGCAATCATGACGCATGGTCAGGACACTCGGATATCCTGCCCCTGCTACTGGAAGGTCATGCCAAGTACATCAAGGCCTGGCGGGTCCGGCTGGCTCTGCGCTTTCCCGCGGACCGGGTGTGCAAGATCTATGCAGCCCATGACTTTCCCGGGCGGTCCATGTGGTCGGAGGTCTTTGGGGCCAACAAGAGGGCCCTGCTGGACGGTCAGCACGACATCTATGTATGTGGCGACAGCCATACCAGTGCCTACACGCATGGGTGGCACTCCGGCAGTGAACGCATGTATCATGCAGTACAGGTGGGTTCGTACAAGCGGTTTGATCGGTATGTCGAGGAATTGAACCTTGAGGACAACAACCTATATACTTGTCCAGTTGCGCTGATTGACCCGGAAGCCACCTCGCAACTGAATTTCATCAGGTGGGAATTTGATCCATTCGAGGCGGCCCTCCGTCTGGCATGGATGCGCAAGAGGTGGGCCGAAGCCAAATCCAGATGACGAAGACGTCTGTCAGTGAGGTCAAACCCTTCACAGGCCGAGGTGGCTTTTTCGGTGGTTCTGGGTCCAAGCCCGACACTCTCTTCTCGACGGACCAGATTGAAGTACTGCTCGGTATCAGTGAAGGCCCGATCGTCGGGCTCAAGGACAAGCTCCACTCGTTTTTCATCGGCGACACGGCCCTGCGGGGGGCCGATGACAAGGATAATTTCAAGAAGTTCTCCCTGAACATCAAGAGGGGCTTCGCCAACCCCAACGACATCGTTTCCCAGCTGGGCGGTTTCGGAAGTCCCACCACCGTCGGAACGAACCTCATTTACAATTCCCCGGTTACCCGTACCGGCACCCTGCCCAATATCGACTACCTTGAGGTGCGGATCGTCGTCAACCGTCTCTATAAGGACGACAAGGGTGTCAGTTCCGAGGAGACGGGAAAGCTCTTTCTTGAATACAAGGCTACTTCCTCCGGCACCTGGCTTCCGGCACCGACCGATGCTCCGTCCGACTCGGAAGGAGAAGAAGAGGACACCCTTCACGGCAACGGTACGGATGAGCACTTTGCCACTCCCGGGGACCGCCAGATCCGGGTAGCGACCACGGCACCAAGTACCACGGGACTGCTTGCCCATTCCCTCTGGTTTGATTCCGATTCGTCACCAGACACCTTTAAGCCCTATGTGCTCACCGGCTCCCCCCTGGCCTGGGAGGCGATCTCCGGTGCGACGCATGTCCCTGCCAGTCAGGGGATTCCCCACCATTGGCAATGGGAAGAAACAAATGCCTGGAATGAGACCAGCACGCGCCGGCTGTACTTCGCAAATGCCAATGATAAGTTCCCCCCGATTGGCCTGCAGGATTATCCCCCGGACCAGGGGGACCTCCTCTGGCTGAACATCGCCGGCAAGATGCAGTTCTTTACCGGTACCTCCTGGGTCGATGCCGAGTCCACTCTGACCAACCCGGACGATGTCGATCCGGGGGAGCCGACCGGGGTCATCACCATCAAAGGCAAGGCGACGTCCCCCTTTGTCCGCGAGCTGCGTATTCCGGTTGCCCGGATCGAGGAGACGTATGATCTGAGGGTTACCCGGACATCACAGGACAACACCTCGAAGTACATCTTCGACGTGATGTGGGAGTCCTTCCAGGAAATTTCGACGGTACCGCTGAACTTCCCCAACCTGGCCACTGCCCAGCTGGTGATCAGGGCCACGGACCAGTTCTCGAGCGTGCCGGAATTTGCCGGTATCTACCGCGGGCGTACCGTCCAGGTCCCGAGCAACTACGACCCCGAGACCCGGGTCTACACCGGGGTTTGGGACGGAACATGGCAGAACGCCTGGAGCGATAACCCGGCCTACATCGTCAACGACCTCGTCAAGAACACCCGGTACGGCCTGAGTGCCTATTATCCGGTGACACTGAACAAGTGGGACGTGTACGCCGCCGGGGTCTGGTGTGATACCCCGGTCGATGACGGGGCCGAGGGTCTGCGGCCGCGGTTCACCTTCAACATGCTCATCCAGGACCCGCTCCCGGTCCGTGAGGCGATCGAACATATCTGCGGCATCTTCGGTGGCCGCTTCTTCGACGATGGAAACGGCAGTGCCCGGATCCTGATCGATAATGACGAGACCGCTGTCTACATCTTCGGGGAAGAGAACGTCGAGACCGGGATCTTCAATTACTCGTTCACCGATCTGGCCACGCGGTACAACGATATCGCGGTTACGTTCCGGAACCCGCTCCTCAACTATGAGAATGACAAGCGGCGAGTATTCGACCAGGAACAGATCGATGACTTTGGCCGGATTCCTTATGACTTCATCGCCATTGGATGTAACAATCTCAGCGAGGCCATTGCCCGGGCCCGATACAAACTCGTAACGGGTCTGACGGAAACGACGATGGTCAGTTTCCGGACCAACCGTGCCGGACTCTATCTCGAGCCGTATCAGATCATCCTGGTTGCCGACCAGGACATGTTCCACGGACTCAGTGGACGTATCCGGACAATCCCCACGACGACATCGATTACACTTCGGGATGCCGTATACCTGGAGCAGGGGGTGACGTATACCCTCAAGGTGCACTATGTCTCCGCTACCGGAGAGACCGTGGTCGCCGACCGGACCATCACCGCCGGTACTTACGGAACCGTCACCACCATCAATGTCACGGCCGCTCTCCCGACCGAGCTGGTTACGGACGCCATGTTCGTGATCGAGCAGGAGAACCAGACCGGGGTGCCCCAGGCGTTCCGGATTCTCACCATTGAGGAGGTGGATGGCGAGCCGGACCAGATCAGCATCACGGCGGTCCAGGTCAACCGGCTCAAGTGGGATTTCGTCGATGGGCTCGTGACCCTCGATGAGGTTCTTGAGTCTGCCCTGTATCATCAGGCGATCCCGAAACCGGTACGTTCCCTGCGAATAAAGGCTTTCCAGGAACAGAAGGGACGCCGGAAGGTCACAAGTCTGAAGCTTGACTGGAACTCCAGCCTGTCCACGTTCACCGTGCGGTACAAGGTCTCCATGTCGAAGGACGGTGGCGATGCCCAGGACCTGGGGTATGTCACCGGGCTGGGCTTCATCTACCATAATGTGGTTCCGGGGAACTACCGATTCACGGTAGAAGCCGTGTCCGGCCTCGGGAAGTCAAGCCGGAAATCCAATATCTATTACCACATGGTGGGCAAGCAGAAGAATGTTGCTCCCGTCACTGTTGCCCTGCTTGATGAACAGGCCCCGCCAACCTTCGAGCGACGATCTGCCAAGATCGGATGGGTCCCGAGCACGGACGTCGCGTTCAAGGAATACGTGCTCAATATCCGCGATCCGGACGATGATTCAGTCAAGCGCACGGTCGTAACGCAGGACACGTTCTACCAGTATGCCTTCGACCAGAACAAGGTGGATTTCGGTGGTACGGCCAAACGTACCTTCAAGGCGGAGCTGATTGTCCGGAACGAACATGACGAGGAATCCGACGGTTCCGTCCTGACGCTTTCCAATGCAGCCCCGGCGGCACCTACAAACCCGCAAATTACCATGTCCGGTAGTACTTTGCTGGTCAGCATGGATGCGTGCCCGGAACGGGATTACGTCAATACCCTGGTTCATGTGTCCACGGATCCGGGGTTTACTCCTGGCCCTGGGAACCTTGTTTATGAAGGTGCATCACCGTCCGTAGCCCTCCCGGTAGCCGCAAATACAACCTACTATGTCCGGACTGCCTTTTCCGATGTGTTCGGCACGTCGGACCTGAACTACACTGCCGAGATACCCATCGAGACGGGCGCATTCATTGACGTAAGTGACACCGAACCCCCCAGCGTCCCGACTGGTCTTGCTCTCACCGCCGGGTTCAATCTGATCGGGGTGGGTTGGGTCAATCCACCCGAGGGAGACTTTGACCGGACCCTGGTCTACGTCAATACCTCCGATAACCCCGGTACGGCGACACTGTCCGGCAGCTCTCCCGGTACCGGGTTCGTGATCACAGGATTGACTCCGGACGTCCAGTACTGGGTCTGGGTCTCGGCACAGGATCGGACCGGGAACGAATCCGACAAGAGTGCATCGGCGACGGAGACGACGCGCCGGCTGGTGTCCGACGAGCTTGAAGATGCGATGATCACGCTGGCTAAGCTCGCTGCGAATTCCGTGGATACGGCGCAGATCGTTGCCAATGCCGTTGCTGCCGGCAAGATCGCCGCCAATGCGGTGGGTGCGAACGAGATCGCTGCCCTTGCTATTAACTCGGCCCATGTCGCCAACAGCGCGATCACGACTGCCGCCATCGCCGCCAACGCCGTCGAAGCTGGCAAGATCGCCGCCAATGCCGTGGGTGCGAACGAGATCGCAGCCCTTGCTATTAACTCGGCCCATGTCGCCAACAGCGCGATCACGACTGCCGCCATTGCGGCCAATGCCGTTGCCGCCGGCAAGATTGCCGCCAATGCCGTCACCGCGAACGAGATCGCAGCCCTCGCCGTTACCGCGGGCAAGGTGGCCAACAGCGCGATCACGACTGCCGCCATCGCCGCCAACGCCGTGGCTGCCGGCAAGATCGCCGCCAATGCCGTCACCGCGAACGAGATCGCCGCCCTCGCCGTCACTGCGGGCAAGGTTGCGGCAAATGCGATTACCACTGCCGAGATCGCCGCCAACGCCGTGGCTGCCGGCAAGATCGCCGCCAATGCGGTGGGTGCGAACGAGATCGCGGCCCTTGCCGTTACAGCGGGTAAAGTGGCGGCAAATGCGATCACCACTGCCGAGATCGCCGCCAATGCCGTGGCTGCCGGCAAGATCGCCGCCAATGCCGTCACCGCGAACGAG